GTGAACACCCTGGACGACGAAGCCCAGGACCAGTTCATCGCTGAGGTGCTGAAGTCCTGCGCCCGCGACCTGGAGATCTTCACCCGTGGAGCCCGCCCTATGTCCGAGTTCGTGGCGTCGGTGACCGGCCCCCACGACGACCCGATCCAGGGGATGATCCACGCCCACACGATCGCCGCGAAGTTCGACCTGGACACCCTGGACCCAGCGTCTGACGCGTACCGGGTGCACGTCCTGGAGGCCGACGGTGTGACCGAGGGCAACCGCCTGGAAGGTGGGCTGGCCCGTGACTGACCACCAGTTCATCGGCACCGGCATGACCCAGGAAGCGACACCGGGTCGGCAGGAGCACGCCAGGGAGATGTTGGACAACGCCGTGGCCTACGCCACGAAGTCGCACACCCACCTGTGGATCGTGCTCCTGACGTACCGGGCCACCGACGGGTTCCTGGACCACCAGGACGGCACCGACCCCAACCCGGCGCTGCTGGACGTGGACCTGCTGCTGGGAGTCCCAGGGATTGGCTGCTACATCTGCGAGACCACCTACCGGCCTGCTGAGCGTCGCCGTCGTTGCACCGGCACGCCGAAGCGGAGCCGACTGTGAGCGCGTCATTCAGCGACGTGCTCCGTCGCCGGGCCACAGAGGCCCAGGAGGTGCGCCTGGCGGGGATCTGCGGCCAGACCTACGTCCGGGCGGCCCTGGACCCCCGGTACGCGTCCCCGGACGCCAGGGACCGCCTAGTGCGCTCGGTGCTGTCCACCGGCCTGAAGGGAGCCCCGACCGTGGCCGCTGCTGCGATCGCCGGGTGGGTCCAAGGTCACCCTGACCCGGTGTGCTCCTGCCCCATGGTTCCCGAGCCCGCTGTGTGGTCCGAGGAGTACCGGCGCTGGTTGTACCCGTCGGTGCGCCAGTGGGACGCGTACTGCCCCGTGGAGCGTCACCAGGGCTACGCCCGCGCCATGGCAGGAGCCCGGACATGAGCGCGTACGGCGACAACCCCGACGTGCACTGGATCGAGGACGGTCTGTTCGTTTGCGTCGCCTCACCTGAAGCGAAGTGCCGGACGTACCCGACGTGTGAGTGCGAATACTGGTGCTGCTGTGATTCGCCAGACGAGAACCACGACGACGGCGAACACTGTTGCATGACCACCACCAAGCCCGGCCAGGAGTGCTGGATCGGGACGTGGATCGACGCCGTTGGTTGCGAGGACTCCTGTGCCGACGAAAACCTCACCACCGGAATCTGGGACTCGCCGGACGGCGGGATCGCCTGGCCTGACGGACAGGTCACCTGCGAGTGGGACGACGGGATCATGTGGGAGTACGCCCAATGACCGGCGCCGCGTACCCGTTCAAAACCCTCGACCAGGCCAAGGCTGTCCGAGAGGCCGCCGAACGGTCCCTGCTGTGGGACGACAACACGTACCGGCTGGTGGGTGACCTGATGCCCTCGGTGGCCCGTAAAGCCGGACATCAGGTGGAGGACTGGATCGTGTCCGTGGAGACCCAGCGCCGCGACTGGGAGACCCCACCTGACGCCGCCTACCGACTCGCCCAGTGGGTCACGCTGTGGGCTGAGACGTACGCCAGCGTCCCGACCCAGCGGGCGATCCAGCGCACCACCGAGGCGAAGCCGTACCCGCACAAGCGCAACCACTGGTGACCGTTCACCCGAACAGAAAGGCACGACCCATGCCGACACCCGATCCGAACTGCCCACCACGCCAGGAGGTGCCAACCCACGACCCCAAGCGGCACCATGCCCAGCAGGTCGAGGGCCTGCCCTACCTGAGGCCGACACCAACACGGGCAATGGTCGGAGCCATGCAGTACCAGGCCAAGATGGACCGGGCCACCCCGTACTGGTCACACCCGCCGCACGCCCAGACGCTGGACGCCGTGGAGTCGTGGCTGGCGTCACTGGCGGACTGGCTGCCGCAACGCCCGGAGGGCTGCTACTGCGACTACAGCCCAGAGACCTCCGACGGCCCCGAGGAGTTCTGTCCACACCACGGGCGCCCGTACGCCGAGGTTGTCGAGATGCTGGAGACCATGGCCAAGGAGACGAAGTGGGCGAGGGACCACGATGCCCTGGTCCGGGAGACCGCCAAGCGGGACACCCTGCTGGCGCTGGGTAGGGCCAAGTCTGAGGAGATCAAGGGCGACCTGAGCCGGGTCGGGATCATCGTGGGACCGGACCTGTTCGCGGACGCCAAGGTGCCCGAGACGGCACCCAACCGGGCGCCACGCCCAGGCGAACGGACGGGGTACCCCTGGGACTGACCCACGATGACCAACCCAGGGTCCGCTCAACCGGGCGGCACCCACCCAATGGAACCCAGACAGGGGAACAGAACCATGGCAGCACCAGAACCCATCATCCGGCACCTGAAGGTCGAGATCGACACCGAGAACGCCGACGTACTCCGGGCACTGATCCAGTCCCTGGCCGAAGCCCTCACCGCCCTGACCGACTGCGCCCAGATGGCCACCGAGATGGCGTCCTCGCTGCTGGTCGTAGAGCCCACCCGAGCGGAGGCATTGGACACCCTGATCAAGGCAGGTGTCCCGTTCTCCGACGAGACGGGCCACGGCGTGGAGATCCCGCTCACCCAGCCGTTGGACACCACGGTCCTGATGGGTGACGTGCCCATGCCCAGGATGCCCGTCCCGGACCGATCCCCGACGCCACCGCGCTCGGACCTCCAGTGCCCGGAGTGCCAGCAGGGCAAGCGGCAGAACTGCACCACCACCCTGGAGAACGGGCACCTCTGCTCCACCGCTGGACAGGCCGACAACGCATGAGGAACCGGGCGCACGTCACCAGCGAGTGGGGCACCGGCCACGTCACCATCCAGGTGTCTCACGAAGTCGGAGACGGGCACACCCTGGCGTACGTGGCGGAGCAGATCTCCCCGACCAACGTGCCACGTCTGGCGGGCATGTACCTGCCCAGGACCGAGGGCGCCGTGGAGCGCGAGTCCAAGCGACTAGGCCACGGCCCTGGAATCCAGGTGTCCGAGGAAGATGCCGTGCTGATCTGGGAGGCCCTGGACGAGTACCTGCACAACACCGGCAACCACCCATCCAGGGCACTGGAGGCAGCCGAAGCGAAGGCGCTCCAGTATGCCCACGACAACACCCTGGCAGCCGCACAGATCCGGTCCCTGGAGCAGATCCTGGACGCCGAACGGCACCACCTGTCCAACGGGCTCGGCACGATCGACCGGGAACGGGAGACCGTGGACCGAGAACGCGGCCTGTACGACGGTGGGCAGCAGATGATCCAGCAGTTGCTCCACCAGCAGCAGCAGATCCTCGCCGTGCTCCAGCAGGCCCAGCAGCAGCCCGACCCAGGGATGCCCGACCCCCATGGGTAGCCCCAGGCCGTTCCGCGCCACCGTGTACCTTCCCGGCCACACCGAGGAAGGCCACGGCGTCGCGGTCGGCAAGATCGCACGGGCCACCCTGGAGGCCCTGAACGCGGCCCTGGAGCCCTGGGAGGCCGACGGGTACGCCATCGTCCGGTACGAAGTCCTAGCCCTACCCCTGGAGGTGGAGACGCCATGCAACCCCTGACCGTGCTGGTGCTGGAGGTAAAGTGCCCGTACTGCGGGGCCGCACCCGGCGCATGGTGCTGGTCCCCGAAGTCCGGCCTGAAGGCCCGCTACCTGCACGCGGCCCGAGGTGAGCAGGTCTACGCCGCCTGGCGGATCGGCATGTACACCGGCAAACAGGACGCCCTAGAGTTCGCCGGACGCACCCTCGGTTTCGAGGGCCGACACTACGACCTGCTGAGACGTGGAGACGTGGCAGCCTGGCTGATCGCCCTTGCTGGCCGAGATGGCTAGGGAGTTCGGCACCACCCACGTCGGCGGATCGCTGGTCACCTGGGCACGCGCCCGGTTCCAGTTCGCCCGGCTCGGTGTCGGCAACGGACGGGTGCACATCATCACCGGGGCGATCGTCCGGTGGAACTTCCTGGGCGGCACCTGGCACAAGCCGGACCTGACGTTCGTCACAGCCTGCGGGCCGCAACGCCACCAGGTGATCCCCGTGACGAACCCGAGCCCCCTGGAGGTGTGCATCCGATGTGAGAACCGTGCCAGGTGGGACGGTGAGCGCCGTGGCTGACTGCCCGACGCCGTGGAAGGCGCCCTACCCGAACCCCCAGAAGGCGCACGCTGCGACCAGGCGCAACCCGCTCCAGGAGCCCTACCACTGTGCGTGTGGGGTGTGGCACCTGGCGTCCATCGAGCGGGGCAAGAACCTGGCGAAGTCGTCCAAGGCCGGGTATCGGGACAAGTGGCGGCAGCGTCGGATCAGGCGGAAACTGTTCGGGCAGAAACCGCCCCGCTACACCCCTTGACAGGGGGGTGTCATGTCTGCGTACCATGGTTCCATGACCACGACCCAGGAGGACACCATGTACGACCTCGACACCCGCTGCCTCGACTGCGACCGGCGTTTCTGCTCAGGGAACCCATGCCGCCCCGAGTCCATCGTCCCCACCGGCCCGCTCGCCCAGATGCTGGCAGGCCGATGAGCGACCAGGAGCCGTGGGGTGTCGTCTACGGGCCGGTGACACCACCGGCCCCCCAGGCCAAGCGGCCCCGCGACCCGTACTGCTCGGAGTGTGGCCGGTCCACCGACTCGTTCGGCGGCCACCACCCCGGCTGTCCTGAAGGGCCGATCTGATGGCCTGCCTGGAGTACCGCCGACGCGGGAAGGTGCGCGGCCCGGTCGATTACGTCTGCCTGGACCTGGACGACCGCTGCCGGTACATGGGCGGCCTGGTCAACGACGGACGGCACCAGTACGAGGACGGCGAGTGCATCGTTTGTGCTGACCCGGAGCCGTCCTGATGCGTCACGGGATGCCCTGCGACCGGGACACCTGCTACCCGACGCGGGCCGAGGAGGAAGCCGACGAGCGGCGCCACGGGATCGAGGACGCTCCAGCCGACTGTCCGACCTGTCACGGCGCGGCGTCCATGCTGGGCCACCGCCGCGTCTGCCTCGGACTGTTCCCGTGAGGCAGCGCGGCTACGGGTTCGGCGGAGCCCACCGACCCACCGCCAGGGAACGCACCCAGGTGCGTGGCTCCGACGAGTGGGAGGAGCCCGACTGGAAGCCCCAAGCCCGGACCAAGGGTGGGGCCGCCCAGCACCTGCCGACGATCGCCGGTCAGGCTGCTGGTGTGGGCTCAGGCTGGACCACGACTGGCCGGGGAAGGCCGACGGCGCTCCTCACCCACGCTGAACGTCGCGTGGTCTACCCTGACCGGGTGAGCCCCCGACCCATTCAGGAGACCCGAACATGGCCAAGGTGAATCCCGATCTGGACTGGGCCATCTGCGACACGAAGGGCCGCCTGCCGGACCTCCGTCTGTTCAAACAGTACGACGAGGGCGACCACCGGCTGGCGTTCGCCACCGACAAGTTCCGATCGACGTTCGGCTCCCTATTCGTGGAGTTCGCGGACAACCTCTGCGACGACGTGGTGGACGCCATCACCGACCGGCTCCAGATCACCGCCTGGTCCGCGAACGACGACACCCTGGCCCAGGCTGTCTCCAAGGCGTGGACCCGCAACCGGGGCGAGGCCCGCATGGGCTCGGTGCACCGGCACGCGTTCCGTGACGGAGACGGCTACGCCATCGTGCAGGAGTCGGCCACCGACGGGCGGGCCAGGATCTGGAAGCAAGATCCCAGGCAGATCGCCGTCCAGTGGTCCACCGAGGACCCCGACGAGATGGCCGTGGCAGCCCGGATCTGGAAGGTCGGCACCCGCTACCGGATCAACCTGATGTACCCGGACCGGGTGGAACGGTACGCGTCCGCTGGGCAGGGTGCTGGTGGTGGCATCCCTGGTGCGGCGTCGTTCAAACTGCTGACTGCTGGCGACCCGCTGCTGAAGAACGATGAGGCAGTCCAGGAGCAGGGTTCCATTCCCCTGTTCCATTTCCCGAACGGTGACGTGTCCTGCTACGGGCGCTCCCTGCTGGTCCCCGTGATCCCCCTCCAGGACGCCCTCAACAAGGCCCTGGCCGACATGCTGGTGGCCATGGAGTTCCACGCCTACCCCCAGCGGTGGGCCACCGGCATCACCCCGAAGGTGGACCCCGCCACCGGCCAGGAGATCGACCCATTCAAGGCCGGTGAAGGGCGCGTCTGGTGGACTGGCAAGGACACCGCCCAGTTCGGCCAGTTCGACCCCGCCCTCATGGAAGGGTTCCTGGCCGTGCAGTCGTCGTTCCGGTTGGAGATCGCCCGCAAGGGCGCCATGCCCGCGTTCGACCTCCACTCCGCCGACGGTGGCACCCCGCCGTCCGGCGTCGCCCTCCTGGTCGCTGAAGGCCGCACCGTGAAGATGGGCAAGGACCGTATCCGGGACTGGACGCCCGAGGACAAGCGCATGATGGCTGCCGTCGCCTCGATCGACCTGAAGACGCAAGTGGACGCCGACGACCTCGACTGCCAGTGGGCGCCCGTGGAGACCCGCGACGTGCTCGCGCTCCTCAACGAACTGGCCCTGAAAAAGGATCTGGGTGTCCCCACCGAGCAGATCCTGGAGGAGATGGGGTACAGCCCGGAGCAGGTGATCGAGTTCATGGGGCAGGCCGAGGCCGACGGTGAAGCCGCGCAGATCGCCAGCGCAGTCCTGACCGGTGGCCGGGCGTCGGTCCTGATGGCTGGCGCCCAGACCGTGGCCGAACAACTCGGTGTGCCGTCTGCTCCCGCTGCCCCCGCTGGCGGCTCCACACCGCTGGCGTCGTAGCCCATGGCCGTCACCCGGACCCGTGGGCGACTCCACCAGCAGGCCGCCGAGTTCGACCAGGTGCTGCTGGCCAGGCAGACCGCTGCCGCCGACCAGATGCTGGCCGCGTGGACTGCCTCCTACCGGAACGTGCGGACCGAACTGGACCGGCTGTACGCCAAGATCCAGGCAGCCCGCGACGCCGGGGAGGTTGTGTCCCCAGCGTGGGCGTACCAGCAGGGCCGCCTGAAGGGGCTCCTGGACGCCGCGAAGACGGAGGTGCACCGCTACGCCGCCGACGCCTCCGCCCCAGCCGTGGAGGCCCAGCGTGCTGCGATCCGTGCTGCTGAGGTGCACGCCGGGAAACTGGTCCAGGTCGCTGCCACCGACGACCTCGGTGTCGTCGGCACCATCGCCAAGGCTGACCCAACCGCCCTGATCCGCCAGGCCGTTGGCTTCACCGGAGACGGGTCCGTGCTCGCTGAGCACCTGGCGAAGACACTGGCGCCGGAGGTGGTGGACGGTATCCGGGCCACGGTCCTGAAGGGCCTCCTGCTCGGTAAGGGCCAGGACTGGTTCACCAGGGAGGTGTCCCGCAACTACGCGGTGGCCCAGTCTCGGGCTGCGACCATCATGCGGACCGAGACCATGCGGGTGTACCGGGAGACCACCCGGCAGACGTACACCGCGAACACCGCCGCCCTGACCGGCTGGGTGTGGCAGGCCCACCTGGACGGCGCCACCTGTATCGGGTGCGCCATGATGGACGGCACCCTGCACGATGTCACCGAGACGTTGGACGGGCACCCGAACTGCCGGTGCGCCATGCTGCCGCGCACCAAGTCCTGGGACGAACTCGGAGCGACCGGCCTACCCGACACCCGGCCCGATGTGCCCAGCGGCCAGTCGTGGGTGGAGGCCCAGCCGCCGCACGTCCAGCGGGCGCTGATGGGTCCTGCGAAGTTCGACGCCTGGCAGAAGGGCGAGATCTCGTTGCAGGACATGGTGGCCCAGCATCACTCCGAGGACTGGGGGTCCATGCGGACCGAGCGGTCCCTGAAGTCCATTCGGGCGAACAGGAACGCCAACTCAGTAACTCAGTATGTAAGCCCGCCGACCGGCCCAGCACCGACCCTGCCGCCACCAGTGACCGCCAGCCCAGCCCCAGTGCTGCCCGAGCCTGCACCCGTCGTTGACACCGGGGTGGCAATCGCTCAGACTGAGCCCGTGACTACAACCGCGCCAGGCGCTCCACGCCAGGTCTGGGTGAGCCCACATGGCTTCACGCTCCAGACAGGCCAGGTGGTCACCGTCGGTCGTGGCACGGCCACCCACCGAATCCAGGACATGTATCCCGAGCGAGACCAGGTGACGCTGGTCAACACGCGCAGCCGGGTTGTGACCTACGGGAAACTGTCGAACGTCAAGCCCGTGGAACGAGTGGCGCCATAGGCGTGTCGGTCCTGTTCACCTGACCGGGGCGTTAGGGTGTGCCTTGTCACCCGACGCAACTGGAGGTAACAATGAGTCAGGCAGCCACCGAGGGACAGGAGCCCAACGGAGCAGCAGGCAGTACGGCAACGGGACAGGAGCCCGGAGCCACGGGGAGCACGGGACAGGAGCCCGGCAACCAGGCAGGCGCAACCGCCGCGAGCGGAGCAGACGGCCAGATCGACGTGGAAGCCATCACCGACCCAGCACTTAAGGCGTTCGTGATCTCCCAGCAGAAGGCCGCCAAGGACGCACGCGACGACGCCGCCAAGCACCGCACCCAGGCCAAGGAACTGGCCGACTGGAAAGCGGAGCAGGAGCGTGCCAACGAGACGGCGGAACAGACCGCCGTTCGTGAAGCCGCCGAACGGGAGACGGAACGCCAGCGACTGCTGGACGAGAACCGGACCCTGAAGGTGGACGGCGCGGTCCGCTCGGCAGCCGAGTCGGCCAAGGCCCACGACCCGGAGACGGTGTTGGCACTGATCGGCTCCAAGGTGACCCTGGACGACTCGGGGAAGCCGACGAACGTGGCCGATCTCCTAGCCGACCTGAGGCAGACGAAGCCGTTCCTGTTCAAGCGTTCCGGTGTGAACGCTGGCGAGGGGAACGGTCAGGAGCCCGACGGTGGCGAGGGTGACATGAACGCCGCGATCCGCCGATCCGCTGGCCGAGGCTGAACCCGCTCCACAACTCCATTCACCGGAACCAGAAAGGCTCCCACCGTGCCGTACAACAACGCGATCGCCCGAGGCGATATCAACGAGGTGCCCGCCGACCTCTCCACCACGATCATCCAGAACGCCACCCAGCAGTCGGCGGCCCTGAAGTTGCTCCGCAACGCCAAGGTCTCCAAGCGGCAGAACCGGTTCCCGGTCCTCGCCGCGCTGCCGACCGCGTACTGGGTCAACGGCGACACTGGCCTGAAGCAGACGACCCAGATGGCGTGGGCCAACAAGGTCCTGAACATCGAGGAACTGGCCGTGATCGTCCCGATCCCGGAGAACGTCCTGGACGACGCGGACTTCGACATCATGGCGGAGGTCCGCCCGCACGTCGAGGAGGCCATCGGCTACGCCCTCGACTCGGCGGTGTTCTTCGGCACCAACGCCCCGTCGTCGTTCCCCACCAGCATCGTGGCCTCCGCCATCGCTGCCGGGAACGTGGCCGAGGAAGGCACCAACGACGCCGCCCACGGTGGCATCTACGGCGACCTGGACGACACGTACGGGCTCCTGGAGACCGACGGGTTCGACGCCACCGGCTGGGCCATGGACAAGCGGATGAAGGGCAAGTTTCGCAAGGCCCGCAACACCCTCGGTGACCGACAGGACTCGGGCCGGGTCGGCGGCAAGTTCGAGGATCTGGACGGTGACCCGATCACCTTCCTGATGCCCGGCGTTGCCACCGCGACGTTCGACGCCGTGGTTGCCGACTGGTCCAAGTTCATCATCGGTCTGCGCTCGGACATGACGTACAAGTTGCTGACCGAGGCCGTGATCCAGGACAACACCGGCACGATCATCTACAACCTGGCCCAGCAGGACATGGTGGCGCTCCGCGTCGTCTTCCGTGCCGGGTGGGAGTTCGCCAACCCGATCACCCGCGACAACGCGAACGGCAGCACCCGCTACCCCGCCGCCGTTCTCCAGAACGCGTCCTGATCCGGCGCCAGTCCCCAGGTTTATCCACAGCCTGGGGACTGGCCTGGTTCGCCCACCTGAACGAGAGGCACCAGCATGACCGAGCCGAACCCCGACACCGCGCCGCCCGAGGGCGACGAGACCACTCCGCCCGTCGAGGGCGAACCCACCGAGCAGGCCGCACCTGAGGCCAAGGACACCACCGCCCCCGAGCCGCCCAGCGCGGTCGAGGCTGGCGTCCCGCACGTCGGTGACGCAGCACCCGAGGACGTGGACACCGACCCGGCGTCCAGCGTCGTCACGCCGACGGACTCCGCCTACGCGGTGGCCCCCCCGAAGACCATGCAGGAGCAGTCGTCTCCGAGCCTGGTCGGAGCAGCCGAACGACGTGGCTACTTCGGTGAGACCGCCGCCGACAAGGCCAAGGCCGCGAAGGCCCAGCAGGACGCCGCCCACACGGTGAGCACCAACACGGAGGCAGTCGCCGCCGTGACCCCTGAGCAGGAGGACTGACATGGCTGGCGAGGCACCCGCACACAAGGAACACTCTGGCCAGACTGACGCCCTGGCCGTCGGCGTGGACCGCGACTACCTGGTGGAGGCGCCGTACGACGGCGTGGTCTCCGGTGCGTCGTACACCCCGGCAGCCACCATCACCGGGGCGGACACCAACTCCCGCACCCTGTCGGTGATCAACAAGGGCCAGTCCGGCGCCGGTACCAACGTCGCTGCCACCCTGGCCCTCACCAACGGCGTCAACGCGCCTGCGGACGACGAGAAGGCCCTGGCGCTGTCCGGCACCCCGGCCAACCTGGTCGTGGCAGCAGGGGACATTCTGGTGTTCCGGTCGCTGCACGTCGGCACCGGCATCGCTGACCCCGGTGGCCTGTTCGCCATCGCGTTCGACAAGGCGTAGTCCTTGACCGACGCACGCGACGCGGCCCTGGTGCGGGTGAAGGCTCTGTCTTCACCCGCCCAGCGGCCTGTCGTGGACGACGACACCGTGGCCGCGTTCCTGGACGCGTCGCCACTGGTCAACACCGTCACCGGCCTTGGCCCCCAGGATGAAGCCTGGGATGGGCCGTGGGACGAGAACCTGGCGATCTCCAAGGTCTGGGACGCCAAGGCCGCCATGATCGCCGGGGACTACAACTTTAGCGCCGACGGTGCGTCGTACAACAAGGGCGACCTGCTGGCGAAGTTCCTGGAGATGGCGCAGAAGTACCTGGCGCTGTCCGGGCCTGCTGGTGGGCTCGGCACCATCACCGCCACCGCCACGTCCTACCCGTACCGGCTGGACGCTGTGGCCCGGCAGGTGGTCCCGTGAGCGACAACAACACCTCCGACCTGAAGCCCCCGTTTTGGTACGCCGGAATGGATGCTGACACGATCGCCCGCGCCAAGGCGTCCGACAACAACCTCCGAGGCATCATCGCTGGCAGGCTCCGCGCCGCCCGGATGCTCCTGGTCCCGTCCCGTGCTCCCGAGTTCCAGACCCGCGACGAAACCGCCGCGCTGCTGGGCGACCAGTACAACGGCCCCCCGCGCATCTACCCCACCCAGTAGGAAGGCGTCACCGTGGCTCTGCTGGACGACGCCGACCTGGCCTACATGAGGGACACCCAGGGCGAAGCCATGCCCACCACGGCGACCCTGAAGACGCAGGCGGCGCCCACCAGGACCGCGCTCGGTGGCCGCGTGCAGACACCCGACGACGACGAGGTGTCGGTGGCCATCAGGATCGACAACGACCCGAACCCGCCCGAGAACCTGGCCACCGAGTTCGGCATCCACCTGGTGCGGATCACCTGCCCGGTCGCCACCCTGGTCAACACCGGGGACCTGTTCACCGTGTCGTCCACCGAGACGTACCGGGTGGTGTCCCACGGCGACACCGACCCATGGACCACAGCCCAGCGGCTCTGGGCGGTCCGGGTTGTGACGGTGCACGGTGGTGCGTAGTGGCTGGCGTCACCATGACGTGGAAGGTGGTCAAGTCCGATTGGGACGTGATCGAGGCGAGGCTGCTGTCCAACGCCAAAGCCCTGGTGGCGAAGGCTGCCCTGGACTGGGAGGCGCAGGCCAAGTCCATCGCCAAGGCGAAGGGTGTCTACCTCACCGGCACGCTGATCAACTCCATTCAGGCGACCCAGATTTCGGAGTACGAGTGGGTGGTGCGGGTCAACGTGGAGTACGGCGCGTACAACGAGTACGGCACCGTGCACATGGCCGCCAGGCCCTACTTCGGCCCAGCCGGGATGATCGTCCGACCTCAGTTCATCGCCGCCCTGAAACAGATCCTGAGGTGACCCGATGAGCGCCGGACTGGAAGCCCTCACCGTCCAGGAGTGGATCGTTACCACCCTGGCCAACGACGCCGCCCTGGCCACCCTCGCTGGCGACGCCGACACCCTGCTGGACCGGATCTGGGAGGGCGAGTACCACGGCTCCGAACCAGAGGCACCGTGGTGGATCTCGTTCACCGTAACCGAGCCCCAGGACATCAAGGGCGTGGGCGCCATCCAG